GTTCAATTATCAATATTATTGGAACGCTTTTCAATAGCTTGCGCAAGCTTATCTGCTAAATCACTCATATCTTTAAAATTTATAATTATTATTAATTGGTTCTTTATCTAATTCCTTTATGAAGTTAAGAAAATAACATTGTGTATAACGATATGTTTCTTTAACTCCGGTGTTTCGCTGATAATATTCATCACCAGCATTAACATATTCACATTCCAAAAATCCAGTTTCTCCAATATCTGGAATAATACCTGTTCAATTTGGAAGTTTTGTTACGGTTATATAACGAAGAAGACTGTTGTTAGGTTCATCTAGATTCTGAAATACCATTGTAGTATACTGTTCGTCCAGTTTAGCTACTAGTTTCCCCCGAATCGTTGTCTTCATCTAATGTACAAAAATAATGATTAAAGTCCTTAATTATAGGGCTTAAATAACTAACAACTTCTATATTATTAGTTTTCATAGCATTGTCTCCAATTGCTTTAAGCATGTTATAATACTTTTCTTCAAACTTCATAAGATCCTTTGCAGAATCTACAGGAGTTAGTTCTGGGCTAAGAGTTGGACGCTTATGTTCAGGATTAAGACTAATAAATAATTTTACTAAAGATTGCATACCATTATTTAGTATATTATAATAGCTTAATACTTCACATTTTTCCTTCATAAAATCCATTTGTGATTTAATTGCATATTCGAACTCAATACACAATTGAATTAAATCACCAATACTACCAAGAAAAGGATTATTTTTTGGAGTTTCTTCCTCTTGTTGTTTAAATTTCATTTTACCTCCTTTTAATTAAATTTCACACAAATTAATAGAATAAAGAGTTTTATGAAAATTAGTGTTAAACTGTTCTTCAAACAAATCTAATAAAAGTGTGGAAATTTCAAATTCGTGATCTCCAATATAAATTTTAATTGGAAAGGTCGCCGTTGTATTTAACCATCTCCAAATATCAGCATCATTAAACTGAATTGTATTAGGTTCTAACCAAGTATGTACCTCAGATAATAGAAAATGTAATTCTCCGGTATTAAATTTGTCCCAAAGAGTAAGTAATTTTTCCATTTTCGGATCTAACATCAAATCCATTGGATCGTCGTGTTTCAGATTCGGATACCAATGGTTTCCCAGTTTCTTTACTATAATTAAAATATTCATCTTCTGGTAAATTTAAACACTTTGCTGCAAACACACATAATTCATCGGCTTTTCCATTAAATTTATTATTTGCATGTCCTTTTGTTCATTCCATTGTTACATTATGATAATCAAGATAATCTAATATCTTAAACCATATGTCTAAATTTGATTTGGAATAATCTTTTTCATCAAATCATTTTCTGGCCCAACCTTCTTTTATTGTATTTACAACATACATTGAATCGGATATTATTGTTATATCAACAGGTTCTTTAAAATATTGTAATGTAGCAAGAACTGCTCAAGCCTCCATTCTATTATTTGTAGTATTTTTAAAACCCTGATATAGTTCTTTTATAACATTATTCGATTCATCACATATAATTGATGCGTATCCTCCAGCTTTTATACTATCTTGATAAGAACCATCTGTATAAGCTTTATACTTTTTCATCAGTGTCTGGTTCTTTTACATCATTAACTGTTTCTGAAGTATCTTCAATTTTTTGAAAATCAACATATGTTCCAAGGTCTCGCAGAATTGGTTGACCAAAGAAATCACAATCATGCTTTTTCTTTAATTCTTCCAAATCTGCGAGAAACTCATTGGGATAATTTAATTGAAATTCACCATTAAATACCAAACTGTACATAATCAGATAAGTGCTTTTCTATTAAATCGTTAGCGTATCGAGTTGATACATCACGTATTTTTCCACGCTTAATATTACACACCGTTACTTCAGGAAATTTACGAGCTCTCTTTTCTGCGATTTCACGTCCAACACTTTTCTTAAAGGTATCCTTTGGAGAACATACAGCAGCACCAAATGTCATTTGATTTTTAACAGGATCATATACAGATGCTACAGTAATACGAGGCACTCGTTTTACAGAAGGTTCAACCTTATCATAAACAAACAAAACCTTGCCTTCATCATCAGTAAGAACTGGAATGTGACGAATATGTACAGGTGCGGAATAATAATACTTAACAGTTTTCATTTTCATTTTCTTTAATTAATTCAAAAATTCCATTACTTGAAATGGATTTGATTACATAATCATTAACTTTACTCCCAACAGCAAGGAACGGACCACCTTCCGGGTCTAGAGCATGAACAAGATTTCCTATCTTGTGCTCTCCATCGAATCCAATCAAACGATAGGTTCCGGTTGAGTTTTTATCGAATTCAATTTCCCACAAGTTATCTTTTAAATATTTTAACTTGTGAGTTAGACCGTATCTAGCCGGTAAAAGAATTATGTTTTCCATATTTTTGGTATCTCTTTAAAGGCTATAATAATCCAATTAAATAATAATACTAAAAATGTAATAGGCCAAATAATACACATAGCTGGATTATATTTACCTCCGTCAACAATAATTGCCCAAGATATTATAATTCCAAGCAAGTATATCATTACGATGCAATATATTGTAAATCCGTCCATTAAAATTGCACTTCTTCATTTATGATTAAACAACTAGATGATAAATAGAGATTAAGAACAGAAATTGCATTCTCAAGAGCAAGTCTATCTGATTTTGCAGGATTTATAATTCCTGATTGAATCATATCTGCCTCTTTCATTAAATTGGCATCAAAACCGATATATGGCGGTAAACTATTGAAATTTATACCACAATTTTCCATTATTTGTTTTTTAACAGATAACAGTGCTTGTGGTATACTATACCAATAACATTTATCTGCAACTAATACCATATCAATAAAAGCATTTACAAATGACATACCTCCACCTGCAACATAACCTTCTTCGATTGCTGCTTTAGTAGCACAAACCGCATCTTCGATACGATCTTTCTTTTCTTTCATCTCGAGTTCAGTTATACCACCTACGTAAATTACAGAAACACCACCAGATAATTTTGCTATTCTTGTAGCATAATATTCCTTTAGAAAATCTCTATCCATTGTATCTGTAAGATTTTCTAATTGATTTTTAATCTGTTCTACTCGTTGATTTATTAGTTCTTGAGAACCTTTTCCACCAGTAATGGTAGTTGTTTCTTTTGTAACAATAATTCTACTGCATTCGCCAAGTAGATTTTCTGTAACTTTTGGAAGTTCTATTCCAGATTCATAAGTAATGACTGTAGCTCCAGTTAGAATAGCAATATCTTCAAGAATTTCTTTTCTATAATTACCATAGGAAGGAGTTCTAATTGCACAAACGTTGACAATGTTTCTCATTTTATTGAGTTTCAAATTTTGAATAACTTCATCGTCATAATCTGGTGCAATTAAAAGAATTGGACGTGACTTCTTAACAGCGATTTCTAGAATTGGAACGATATCTCTCATTATTTGAATTTTTTGATCTGTAATAAAAACCAAAACATTCTCATAATTACAAACACCTTTTATAGGATCTGTTGCAAAATAAGGAGATTCAAAACCTCTATCAAATTGCATACCAGTAATAGTATCTGTATATGTTCTAATATTTGGAGATTCTTCTACTGTAATAACCCCATCCCTTCCAATCTTCTGAAAAGCCTCAGAAATCAATTTACCAATTTCTGGATCATTGTTTGAAGAGATTGTTGCAATTTTTTCAATATCCTCGTTCTTAATAGCAATTGCTTGCGATCTAATATTTTTAACAACTTTATCTAAAATAGGTTTGATGTCAGACTTTATTTGAATTGGATTATGTCCAGAATCAATAAGTTCTTGTGCAGCTAATATCATATTATATGCTAATACAACAGTTGTTGTAGTTGCATCTCCTGCCATTTCAACTGTACGAATACTCGCTTCACGAAGTAATTGTACACCTAAATTTTTAAATTTATTTTTCAGTTTTATGTTTTTAGCTACAGTAACACCATCTTTTGTTACAAGGGGTTTATCGTCTCGATAATCATCTATAACTACACATTGACCCTTTGGACCCAAAGTTGAACCTACTGCTTTAGCAAGAACCTCCATGCCCTTTATCATGGAGGCTCTCGCTTCTTTATTAAATAACAATTCTTTATTCTGCATTATATGCTAAGAACGTTCTATTAAACCAGTTATTCTTAAGTTCTATATCAAACTCATATACATCCCAATATACCCAAACCCAAATGCCACAAATAAAGTAATTAGCAAATGGAATCATACAAAGAAGGAAATATATGATGCTAAGAATCCTAGGAATCTTTTTATGAATTATACAAGTTGCATACCAAAATAACATTGCATATGCAATAAAATACCCTAGAAAAATTATAAAACTGCCGAGTGTCATATTACTTTACATTAATAAAAGGAGTCATACCGCCTCCGTTATACGTAGGAAGTTCTCCATTCCACTTTTCAATAGCATACTGACGAACAAGAAGATCGTTCAATGATGCAGCAACTACACGATTATAATAAGCTTCACCATCACCCTGAATCTTTAGCGATTCAGCTTCACCCCTTGCCTTTGCGATTGCAATTTTAGCATTAGCTTCTGCTTCCTTTACCTCATTTTCAGCTCTAAGAGCAGATTGAATTGCGGCAAGCTTAGCATTAATGTTGGATTTAAGTTCTTCAGGTGGATCAATCTGAGAAGTAAACTCAGAAATCATAAATCCCTCCTTTCCAAGACTTTCGTTAAGCATAGCACGAACCTCATCCTCAAACTTTGCACGAGATTCCATTAGTTCATCAGCAGTATACTTATTGGCTGTAATACGATAGGCATCCCAAATACAAGTCTTCATATAACCAGATTCAATATCTTTCAAAGGCTTACGATATTTAGTAAAGATATCAGTAGCCTTTGAACGATCAAGCTGATATGCAAGATAA